GATTGCCGTGAGTTCTATAAAAAATATGATGAGATTGATGGATTTGAAATCTACGGAAACGACAGATACATCTATCAATACATTTCCGAAAAATATCCAGAGGATGAAATCAAGTTTGATATTTCTAAAATTAAACTTGTAACTCTTGATATTGAGGTTGCTTCAGAGCAAGGATTCCCCGATGTAGAATCTTGTTCTGAAGAAATTCTTGCGATTACTATTCAGGATTACACCACTAAAAAAATTGTTACTTGGGGAGTTAAACCCTTCAACAACAAGCAAAGTAATGTTACATATCATCATTGCCCTAGTGAATATGAGCTTCTGAATAACTTTATCAACTATTGGATGATTGATGTTCCTGATGTGATTACTGGATGGAATATTCAACTATATGATATTCCTTACATCTGTAAGCGTCTCAATCGTGTTCTTGGTGAGAAACTAATGAAACGTTTCTCTAACTGGGGACTTGTGACCGAAGGCGAGATTTTCATCAACGGTCGTAAGCACACGACATTTGATGTTGGTGGATTGACTCAACTTGACTATCTTGACCTTTATAAGAAGTTTACTTATAAAGCACAGGAATCTTATCGCCTTGATTATATTGCTGAAGTGGAGTTGGGGCAGAAGAAACTAGACCACTCTGAGTTTGATACTTTTAAAGATTTCTATACACAGGGGTGGCAGAAGTTCATCGAATATAACATCGTTGACGTGGAACTTGTTGACCGTTTGGAAGACAAGATGAAACTGATTGAACTTGCCCTTACTATGGCTTATGACGCAAAGGTAAATTATGCTGATGTGTTTTATCAGGTTCGTATGTGGGACAATATTATCTACAACTACCTTAAGAAAAGAGATATTGTAATTCCCCCAAGAAACAGGTCCCAGAAGAACGAAAAGTATGCTGGTGCATATGTAAAAGAACCAATTCCTGGTAGGTATGATTGGGTAGTGAACTTTGACCTTAACTCACTTTATCCACACTTGATTATGCAATACAACATCTCACCAGAAACTTTGGTAGATGAAAAGCACCCAACAGCAAGTGTTGATAAAATCCTCAATCAAACTATCAACTTTGAATTGTATAAGGATTATGCGGTGTGTGCTAATGGTGCAATGTTCCGAAAGGACATTCGTGGATTTCTTCCTGAACTAATGGAAAAGATGTATCAGGACCGTGTTATCTTCAAAAAGAAGATGATTGAGGCAAAGAAACAATATGAGAAAACCAAGAATAAGGAACTGGTAAAGGAGATTGCTCGCTGCAATAATATTCAGATGGCAAAGAAGATTTCTCTTAACTCTGCTTATGGTGCGATTGGTAATCAGTATTTTCGATACTACAAACTTGAAAATGCAGAGGCAATCACTCTAAGTGGACAAGTTTCAATTCGATGGATTGAAGGTAAGATGAATTCTTATTTAAATAAACTTCTTAAGACGGAGGATGTAGATTATGTTATTGCTTCAGATACTGATTCTATCTATCTTAATATGGGTCCTGTGGTTGAACGTGTATTCAAAGGAAGAGAGAAAACTACTGAGAGCATTGTCTCGTTCCTTGATAAGGTCGCTTCGATGGAACTTGAAAAGTATATTGAAAGTTCTTACCAAGAATTGGCTGACTATGTAAATGCATACGACCAAAAGATGCAAATGAAGCGGGAGAATATTGCTGACCGTGGAATCTGGACTGCTAAGAAAAGATATATTCTTAATGTTTGGGATAGCGAAGGAGTTCGCTACGAAGAACCCAAACTCAAAATGATGGGTATTGAAGCAGTTAAATCATCAACTCCTGCACCTTGCAGAAAGATGATTAAAGATGCTCTTAAGATGATGATGAGTGGAACCGAAGATGATGTAATTAATTTTATTGAAAACGCACGTAAGGAATTTAAGTCTCTTCCACCAGAGCAAATTTCATTTCCACGTTCAGCATCCGACGTTCAGAAGTATAAGTCTTCATCTGATATTTACATAAAAGGAACTCCCATTCACGTTCGTGGAGCACTTCTTTTCAATCATTACATTAAAGAAAATAAATTAACCAACAAATACTCCCTTATTCAAAATGGCGAGAAGATTAAGTTCATCTATTTGAAGAAACCAAATATTATTCACGAGAATATTATTTCTTTCATCCAAGAGTTTCCAAAGGAACTTAATCTTGACAAATACATAGACTATGAACTACAATTTGAGAAAGCATTTCTAGAACCACTCAAGATTATTCTTGATGCAATTGGGTGGTCTGTAGAAAAAACTGCAAACCTAGACTCATTTTTTACTTGATGGAACTTCCTATTAACGAACGAGAACTGAATACAATTATTAATGCGATGAGACTTGGAGGAGACACTGCTCTCTATCAAAAACTTTGGACTTATAAGATGAACTACATGGATAAAAAAGAAGAGGCTAATAAGTGATGGATTTTCTTAAAGATATTGTAAAAGAAATTGGTGATGACTTCACTAAGTTAGCATCAGATATTGACGAAACAGAAACTTATGTTGATACGGGTTCATACATTTTTAATGCACTGGTTTCAGGTAGTATATTTGGTGGTGTATCTGGGAATAAGATTACTGCTATTGCTGGAGAGTCTTCTACTGGAAAGACTTTTTTCTCTCTCGCCGTTGTTAAGAACTTTCTTGATACTAATCCCGATGGTTACTGTCTCTACTTTGACACTGAGGCTGCTATCACTAAATCACTAATTGAATCTCGTGGAATTGATACTACTCGTCTGGTTGTTGTTAACGTTGTTACTATTGAAGAGTTTCGTACAAAAGCACTCAAAGCAGTAGATATGTATTTGAAGGCACCTGTAGAGGACCGCAAACCTTGTATGTTTGTGTTAGATTCTTTGGGTATGCTTTCTACAAGTAAAGAAATTACTGATGCACTGAATGAAAAAGAAGTTCGAGATATGACTAAATCTCAACTTATTAAAGGTGCCTTCCGAATGCTCACACTCAAACTAGGACAAGCAAATGTACCGCTCATTGTCACGAATCATACATACGATGTCATCGGAGCTTATGTACCAACGAAAGAAATGGGGGGAGGTTCTGGACTCAAATACGCAGCAAGTACGATCATTTATCTCAGCAAAAAGAAAGAAAAAGATGGAACAGAAGTGGTCGGCAATATTATCAAAGCTAAGACTGCTAAGTCGCGTTTGAGTAAGGAAAATAAAGATGTTGAAGTTCGTCTTTTTTATGATGAACGCGGTCTGGATAGATATTACGGACTACTTGAACTCGGTGAGATTGGCGGTCTGTGGAAGAATGTCGCAGGTCGTTATGAGATTGATGGAAAGAAAATCTACGCTAAGCAGATTCTAAAGGAACCTGAGGTTTATTTCACTGAAGAAGTGATGCAACAGTTGGACGAAATCGCACGTAAGGAATTTAGTTATGGAGAAAGTTGAGTTTCTAATTCTTAGAAACCTTTTACATAATGAGGAATATATACGCAAAGTAATTCCATTTATTAAATCAGAATACTTTGAAGACACAAATCAAAAAATTGTATTTGAAGAAATTCTTAAGTTCGTCCAAGAATATAATCAACCAGCAACAAAGGAAGTTCTTTGCATTGAAGTAGAAAAAAGACAAGATATTAACGATACTTCATTCAAAGAAATTACTCATCTTGTTAGTTGTTTAGAGGATGTCCCTACTGAATTTAATTGGTTAGTTGATACTACTGAGAAGTGGTGTAGAGACCGTGCAATCTACCTTGCTCTTATGGAGTCAATCCATATTGCAGATGGTAAAGATGAGAAGAAAAATCGTGATAGTATTCCTAGTATTCTATCAGATGCTCTAGCAGTATCCTTTGATACACACATCGGACACGATTACCTGCTAGACTACGAACAACGTTACGAGTCCTATCATAAGAAGGAAGAGAAAATTGAATTCGACCTTGAGTACTTTAACAAAATCACAAAAGGTGGTTTACCTAATAAGACTCTCAATATCGCTTTGGCTGGTACGGGTGTCGGAAAGAGTCTCTTTATGTGCCATGTGGCTGCTTCCGTCTTATTGCAAGGCAGGAACGTTTTGTACATCACTCTTGAAATGGCGGAAGAGCGAATTGCAGAGCGAATTGATGCAAACCTTCTTAATGTGCCGATACAGGATATTGCGGACCTTCCGAAGCAGATGTTTGAGAACAAGGTCACGAACCTTGCGAAGAAGACTCAGGGCACATTAATTATTAAAGAGTATCCAACTGCTTCAGCACACGCAGGACATTTCAAGTCTCTTCTGAATGAACTTGCACTGAAAAAGTCGTTCCGCCCAGATATTATCTTTATTGACTATCTGAATATTTGCTCATCTTCCCGTTATCGCGGAAATGCAAATATCAACTCTTACACTTTTGTAAAAGCAATTGCAGAAGAACTCCGTGGTCTTGCTGTAGAGTTTAATGTTCCTATCGTAAGTGCTACTCAGACAACTCGTTCTGGTTATGGTTCTTCTGATGTGGAACTAACCGATACTTCAGAATCATTCGGTCTTCCTGCTACTGCTGACTTGATGTTTGCCCTTATTTCAACTGAAGAACTTGAGGGACTTGGTCAGATTCTGGTAAAACAACTTAAGAATCGCTATAATGACCCTACCATTCACAAGCGTTTTGTGATTGGTATTGATAGAGCAAAGATGCGTCTTTATGACTGTGAACAATCAGCTCAAAACGACATACTTGACTCTGGTAAAGAAGAAGAGTATGATTACGAAGAAAAGAAACCTAAGAAAACATTTGAGGGATTTAAATTCTAATGACTATTGATTTAAACAAATATGTCGAATTCGTTAATACCACTACCTCTAATCCTAGCAAAGACCACACATCTTTCATCAATCGCCTTATGGAACTACGGGAACAAGAGTTTCCTACCGAGCGATTGCTTACTGCTGCTGTAGGCATGAGTGCAGAGGCAGGTGAATTTACTGAGATTGTAAAGAAGATTGTATTTCAAGGCAAACCTGTAAACCAAGAAAATCTATTTCACCTGAAGCGTGAACTTGGTGATATTATGTGGTATGTTTCTCAGGCATGTATTGGACTTGATATTTCACTTGAGGAAGTAATCCAAATGAACTTTGAGAAACTGAGTGCTCGTTATCCTGAGGGTGCTTTTACTATTGAACGTTCCGAAAATAGAAAATCTGGAGATATTTGAAAATGACTAAAGAAAAACAAGTAACACTTAACCTTGATGCTCGTGCAGCAGCTGCAGTTCGTCAAGTTCTCTTTGATGCACAAAAAGGATATACTTATGATGAAGTGAGTGTTCCTCCTCGGGTGGTTGATATTCGTAATGTAATTCAACAACTTGATGATAATATTAGTGACGTTCTTGGTGTTTGATAAATAACCACGGAAGGTTGCTCCAACCCCTTGACTTCTTAGTCTTGGGGTTTTATAATATCTTTATTGGGGATATAGCTCAGTTGGTAGTAGCACTTGCTTTGCAAGCAAGATGTCATCGGTTCGAGTCCGATTATCTCCATTCTAAATACTTAAAAAGTATTTGAGCATATGGCAAACGTAGGAGACGCTGCTGAAGGAGCATTTGCAATAAGTCTTGCTCTGTTTGTACTTGAAAATGACCAAATTAAATCTAATTCTAGATTATTTCATAGTAAAGAAAATGTAAAATATTGGATGAAACAAATTGACCCAAATATATTTGCTAGAGGTGGAACTTGGAGAAAACAAATTTATAATGGATATGCCACACTTGCCAAAAAAGTAGGAAAAACCCCAACAACAGAAAATACTACAAGTAAATCTTCCAAAACAATACCTTATGATATTGCTGAAGTTAATGTTGAAGTAAGTTTGAAAGCTGAGGCTGTTAAAGATGTTTTTGGTAGAGAGTTTAAAAGTCCTACTTTAGACGGAATTATTAATCAGATGATATCTAATTCTGGAAGATATAAGAGTATTATTAATTCTTATAAAAATAAATTTATGACTAATAATAAGGCTGAATATTTTAGGATAACTATATCTACGATTGGAAAAGAAGGTGAGCAGTCTGGCGGCGCTTTGAAGGGCGATATTCAGATGCAAATGTCTATTCAGGCGGTTGATTTGAAAACTAGAAAACCATTAGGGACTGAACGTAAATTAAAAGTTCCTATGTATTTCTCATTAAAAGCATCTGCTCAACCACCAAAAACAATTAGTAATGAAAGTCCAATTTCCTCTCTCAATAAATTATCCGCGGCTTTTGGAGTAAATGTTATAAATTCTGAATACAATAAGCAGATAAAAATGTTGTCTGAAAAGACAGCATTTACTACTACTGCAAAAAAACAGAGACAGCAGTGGGAAATTTCTTTATTTGGAAATTCTGGATTAGGTAGAACAGGAAAAAGCGGCGAAAGATATATGATAGTCGGCGGACAAGAATATCCAGTAGGTGATTATAAATTGTTTGATTTAATAGACCCAAATAAATTTCCTGCTTTAAAAAATGCAAAAACTTCTGGAGATAAAGTTTGGAAGAGTTTTGTGATACAAAAATTTGTAGATGCTGTTTTTTCTTTATTTCCTTCTGGATCTTTAAATGATTCGCAGTCATCTTTGGTTTGGAAATATTTGTTTGATTCTGCTTTTGGTTTAGGTGATTATGCAAGTCAAACTATGTTGCTTGCATTTGGTCAGAAAAGTTATCAAGATTCTAGTCTTGCTTATGTTAAAGAAGTTCAAAGAGTTACAAATAATAAGATTTTTTGTCAAAAATCTGGTGGGTTAGTAAATTTTTATGTTGGTGATTCTGTCAAATCTAACGCTAAACTCTTTCATATAAGATATAAAAATAGAACATCATATTCTGGAGATATTGGTGCGTCTAGAAATTTTAATTTGGCTGACGTAGCAAAACTTGAATTAAAGATAATGCCAGAAACTGGACCTGCTTTTAAAGAAAAACCAGGATGGAGACCAGGAACAGAACTGCAATTTAATAGTATCGATGGAACTCTATCTATTAAAAAATCATAAATACATAAAGAAAAAGAAGTGTCCTAAAATACATTAATGAAGAGTTTCGTACAATTTTTATCAGAAGCAACTCAATCTCAAGCCGCTATGCAAGCCAAAAAACTTGGTTTGCGTGGAGATGGTCATGGTGGTTGGGTAGACCGCTCAGGTAAAGTAGTAGCAAGAACTGAGAATGGGAAACTAAAATTTACCCAAGAGAGAAAATCTTCAGGTAAAGGTGAACCAACAGCAGCAGAACCCAAGCAACAAGATGCTTTGATTCAACCACAATCCCAAGCGGCACAAACTCCTCCACCCGAAGTTCCTGCACAACAGGTTTCTCCAGAAGAACAACCACAACAAGAACCACTACCAACTTTAACGATTGTATTTGGGCGTTTTAATCCTCCAACAGTAGGACACGAAAAACTATTAAAAGCAGCAGATAGAGCATCCGCTGGCGGAGATTTAAAAATTTATCCATCGAGAAGTCAAGATCCAAAGAAAAATCCTTTGGACCCAGATACAAAGATTTCTTATATGAGAAAGATGTTCCCAGAATATGGGGAAAGAATCATTAACGACTATAAGATGAAGACGATTTTTGATGTTCTTGTGACTGCAAATGAAGAGGGATATGGTAATGTAAATATCGTTGTTGGTTCAGACCGCCAATCCGAATTTGACAATCTAGCACAAAAATACAATGGAGAACTTTATAACTTTGATTTAATCAATGTAATTTCTGCAGGTGTCCGTGATGCTGATTCTGAAGGTGTTGAAGGAATGTCAGCATCCAAGATGAGAAAGTCTGTAATGGATGATGATTACCAATCATTCCGTAGAGGAACTCCAAAAACTTTAGATGACGCTGATACACAAGCACTCTTTAATCTTGTTCGCCAAGGAATGGGCGTGAAGAAGGCAAAGGTTAAAAAGGAAAATTATAATCTTTGGGAAATCTCTCCAAAGTCGGACATGAAGAATTTGCGTGAAAATTACATAAAAGGAAAGATTTTTAGACTGGGAGATAAAGTTCAAAACTTAAACACTGGATTGATTGGTGAAGTAATACGTAGAGGAACTAATCATCTAATTTGTGTGTCTGAGGAAGGTTATATGTTTAAATCTTGGATTAGAGACTTGATGGAATATAATGAAGTTAAGGTGGAAAGAAAAACAAGAGTTCCTGGAAAACCAAATACGTTGGTTGGGACGGGTGGATACTTTAAATATGCTGTAGATATGACGCCTGGATTTAATCCTGGAGACAAAACAAATCTTCAATTTGGTGCAAAACCATATAGGGGTTATAAACAAATAAAGGAATTAATAAATAAGTATAAGGCAAAGAAAGCAAGTACTTATTAAGATGTCTATTAATCCTCTGAACGATATTACTAGAGTATATCTCGACCAGGTTGCTGTTGATGAAGCAAAAATCGAACCTCCTAGAGAAAAATTAAAGACTGATAGGGATATGTTTAATATTCCTAAGGGTGAGAGAGATGCTGCTAGAGAGAGACTTCTTGCAAAGGCAAAAGCAAGGCGCGAGAAGATGAAGGAAGAAATTGAAATAGAAGAAGAATCATATTCTGCGAAGAAAGCAAGAGCAGGTAAGGATATTGGTAAACCTGGCAAGATGTTTGCAAAGATTGCTAAATCTGCTGGCGAAAGATATGGGTCTGAGGAAAGAGGTAAGAAAGTTGCTGGTGCAGTATTAGCAAAACTTCGTAAGGAAGAGACTGAAATCGAAGAAGCAGTAAAGGGTGCTGACCCAGAGATGAGAAAAGCAGCATCTGATGAAAGAAGATCAGGTGATAAGAGACTTTCTCGTTCTAAAGGAAAAGGTTATGCGGACCAACAAAAGCAACAGATTGCATATATGGATAAAGTAACCAAGAAGAACAAGAATGTAGTTGGTCTTGTTACTAAAGAAGCACTAGACCCAGTAGGTAGTGAAGATTCTGATGTTGATAATGATGGTAAAAAGAATACCAAATCTGATAAGTATCTCTTAAATCGTAGAAAGGCAATTGGTAAGGCACTTGCAAAAGAGGCACTAGACCCAGTAGGTAAAGAGGATTCTGATATTGATAATGATGGCGATACTGATAAATCAGATAAGTACCTATTAAATCGTAGAAAAGTTCGTGGTGCGGTCATTTCCAAGAGAAAAAATATAAAGGAAGGTTACTCTAATTGGAGGTCTGACCTTATTGAAGTTATGGATGTGATTGATAAGAAGGAAAAAAATGATGATAAGATTGTAGAAAAGAAAGTAAAAAATAAAATCAAAATTAATCCAACAATGGGTGAAGCAATAGAAAATCTTGGTGGTGTTCTCCTTGAGATGGAAGAACTTGATGAAAAGGCTTATAGAGGTCTTGGTGTTGGTAGAGTAGAAAAAGTAAGTAGTGGTTCGTATCAAGCACCAGAAACAACAGGTGCTGCAGCCAAAAGAAAAAAGGCAGAAGAACCAAAACCTGTAGTTGCTGTTAAGAGAAAGAAGGCAGAACAACCAAAACCTGCAGTTGCTGAAAAACCAGCACCAAAAGCAAAACCCAAAGAAGAGGGTAGGCCTGCAAGAAGGAGAAGAAGTAATAGTCCCTCTTATAGTGAAGTTAAAGCAGAAATTGAGGCAAGAGAGCAGGCAAAGAAAGGGAAAGGAAAAAAGAAGAAGAAAAAGTCTCCTTTAGATGACCTTCTTTCATCTATTAGAAATGAGGGATTATTTGATGGTTCTATAACAAGAACACCTTCAAAGGTTCAATCACCCCAGTCTAGTCCAATAAGAAAAACTCCATCTAAAATTCAATCTGGGCCAAAAATAAATCAAACAAATTCTTATGAATTTGAAGGAAATCAACTTGACGAAAAGACTTTGACCAAAATGGAAATGAAGAAGCGTGAAGAAATTGTTAAATCAATGAAAGATAAGGCATCAGACTTTGAAAAGAGATATCCCGGTCGCGGTAAAGAAGTCATGTATGCTACTGCTACTAAGATGGCAAAGAAAATAGCGAAGTAAAAAATCTAAATAGTTCTGAATCCATTATTCGGAGGACATCATGGGCGCACTAGTAGAGGTTGTAAAACCACTTATCCTTGCTGCTATGAATTCTTGCCACACTAAGCGTCTTGTAGTTGAACTACTTGAGCGTTATGTGAATACTACAGATAATGATATTGATAATGTAATCGCGGCATCAGTAAGAACTGCACTTCTAAAGAATTGTAAGTGATTACTTGTCTAGTAACAAACTGGGGAATAACTGTTGTTCTCGGTTTGTTGCTGACCGCTTCTGAGTGGTTGGCAAAGACAAACAAATTTAAGGAAAATGGTCTATTAGATTTAATAACTCATTTTTTAAAAACAGTTTTAAAACATAAGAGAGACCAAAAGTAAGGTCTCTTTTTTTTATAAATATTTCTACGACAAATTACCTTACGGAAAAAGACATGGCACTCTGGGGAAATAATGATAATAAGAGTTCCGTTGGAACAGTATCTTTGGACTACACTACTCTTGAAGTTACTGGAACTGGAACTACCTTTGGCCAAGTTGGTTCAGCTTCAACTGGCGATGTAATCAGATTTGGCATCCGTGGCGGTGGTGGAACCTATTTCGGAGATGCTGTAATCGTTGGTATTGCGAGCACAACTTCTCTTACTATTGGATCCACTGCAGGACTAAGTGGCGCTGCTATTGCATCTACTGATTTCTATGTTTCAGAACTTCCAATCTACACTGTTGGCGATTCGACCTACAGTGAAGCAGCATATGGGACCAATGACAAATTAGTCTACGGTATTTCAACTTCATCCCAATATGTTGCGGTTGGATATAGTGGATTTGCTCACCAAGGATGGGTAGGTGTTACCACATATGTTGATATGCACGGTAATCTGAGAATCAAGAGTGAAACTCTTGTGGCAATGTCTGGTATCTCCACTGGATCTGATGGAATTACTTATCCAACTGCACAGTGATTGATTTATGATTTTTAATGAACTGAATGGGGATAATTTTCTCTTATTTGCGATTAAAAATTATGAAAATCCTCAGGCAGTCACTAAAGAAGACTTTGAAAAAGATTTAAATCATTTCAAGTACATTAAGAGGTTGCTTAAAAGGTATAAAAAATCAGGTGAACTAAAAACTCACCTGATTTTGAACCATTTTATTATTCTTTATAATATTTTTGGTGAAGCAACGACTCCAATGCTTTTTTTTAAAATAGAAAAAGAACTGTGGAGTTGTATAAAATCCTTTATAATTTTTTTGAATAGATTGCCAGAGTATCCAAAATCAAGTATTCATGATATTCAAGTCGATCTATATTGTTTAGAAGAACTTTACAAAATCTACAATGGAAAAGAAGAAGATTGATAAAGTTATTGAGGCATTTCGCAATTATAGAAATATAAAAGAAGAAATCGCTAATGTGGTTGGTAGTGGAAATATTGCAGGTACTCCAGAAGCAGACCCAGGAAATCCTCCAGTTTTCAAAAAGAAAAGGAAAAAGTATATTTTTCCAAAGGGCTTGAGAAAGTGGTGGACCCAGAATACGAAATAAAATAAATAAAAATAAAACTACGTGAGTTATTTTTTAATGTAGGGTAATTAATAAACTCACACCAAAAAAAATGTTTAATCAAAATACTTCAACAGATACTAAAATTGCTGTTTTAGAGGAACGCCTTTCGGCATATGAAGTTATGATGAATAAAATTGATGAAGCAATTCAAATCATGGGCAAGACAAGTCAAAACATCAGTAAGATGCTTGCTGTACATGATGAAAGAATCGAACAATGTAATAAGGCAGACGATTATATTGGTAGATTGATTGAAGAGTTGAGAATGGAAAATAAAGATTCTCATGAAGCTGTTGTTGCCAGAATAGAAAAGGTTGAGAATAAGTTAGAAGAATTTGCAAAGTATCGTTGGATAGTTGTTGGAGTTTTTGCTGTAGTAACTTTTGCAATATCTCAATCCCATTTGGTAGTTGATATTTTAACTCCAGATACCTCTCAAGTAGAAGTAAGAAATAAATAATTGAGTGTTGGCATTGTTGCCAATGAAAACCAAAACAAAAAACAAAGCAACAACGTATTCTCTACAGAAGATTACAAATTCAGTTATAAAGTGGACTGGTCTTATAACGGTTTTGTGTCTTGACAAAATTTGATGAACTGGTAGAATAGGTTCATACGTTAAAGGTAGCTATGGATTTTGTTGATGTAAAATACATCAATTTGTTATCTACTCGATTTCAAAAGTTTAAAAAAGTAAAGCATAATCTCTATAATTTTCGTTGTCCAATTTGTGGCGATTCTCAAAAGAATAAGAATAAAGCAAGAGGATATCTTTACCAAGTAAAAAATAATACAAACTTTAAATGCCATAACTGTGGAGTTAATATATCCTTTAATAATTTTCTGAAACAAATTGATTCTGTAATTTACAAACAATATTCTTTGGAAAAATTCAAAGAAGGAAACTCTGGTAAGAACTTCCCCACAGAGACTCCAGAATTTAAATTTGAAGCACCCAAGTTTAGACCAAAATTAGATTTGCTCAAAGCATCAGAAAACCCTGACGCAAAATCTTATCTAGAACGTAGAAAGTTAAATCCGGATAAATTTTATTACGCAGATAAGTTTAAATCGTGGACAAATTCATTAAAAGATGTCTTCGATGATACAAGCAAAGATGAACCTAGGATTATTATCCCTTTGTTCTATCAAAATACTCTGGTTGGATTTCAAGGGAGAGCACTTGGTCCAAGCAAGATTAAATACATTACCGTAATGTTTGATGATGAAGCACCAAAAATCTATGGTCTCGATGAGATTGAAAAAAGCAAAACTGTCTACATCACAGAAGGTCCATTCGACTCAACTTTCATTTGCAACTCGATTGCTCTTTGTGGAGCTGATGGTGATGTTAGTAAGTGGGGTATTGGCGATTGTGTTTGGATTTACGATAACGAACCTCGCAATGCCGAAATCCACTCTCGAATATCCAAAGTTATTGAT